GGTTGTTTAGCTCAACATAACCATAACGTGTCATGAATGACACTGTTGGTTCGAAAGTTGATGGATCTAGTACTGTGCCTGAAGACATTAATGGAATGTATGGGCAATAGAAAGCTGCCGCATCAATTTCACCGTCGCCTTTGTAGCCAACTAGTACTGGAGCTGAATCGCTCGCATACTGGTCAACAAACACACGCATAGTTCCGTTTAAAGTACCAACAAATTTAGTGTTAGTTGGAGCTTCAAATGGTCCTTCAGTTGTTCTTGCGAACGCTGAAGTTGTCGCACTTTGTAGTACAGTTAACATAGTTGGTGAAATCACCACATAGTTACCTGCGCCACGTCTTGTGCGTGCTGCAATTAGGTTAGCTGCTCTGTTGATTTGAACTGCCAATGCTGCGTGAGTATCACCAACAAAAGTTGTTGTGTGCTTCGCTGCAATCGCTGTTTGATCAAAAGTATCTGTAGCCGCGCCTGCTAATGAACGTAATGAACCAATTACTTCTTGGTCGATTTCAGCAGTAATCTCTTGTGCAAGTGCTTGCATGATTTCTGCTTCAACATCTAAGCCGTGCATTGAATTAGCATCTTGTGCCGCTTCAAATGTCCAACGTGCTGATAATTTACGTGTTTTTGCTTCAACAGTTTGTTTCAATACTTGGATTGAAAGTTTACGACCTGCTTCTGCTTCTAGAGCTGAAGTTGAAGTCGGTCCACCTGTTGATGCGTCACCTGAGTAACCTTTTGCAATTGCAAATGGTGATAGTGCTTCGTCACCAGCTGTTGCGCCAGCTGCTGTTTGGCCATATCTTACTCTTAGTGTGTGGATTTGTCCTACTGGACCTGTCATAGGTTGTACACCTACTAGTTCGTTCGCGATAACTGTTGGCATAACACGACGAATAACTGGAAGAATCACTTTGTTTAGTGATGCAACGTTACCTGCCATTGTTGTACCTGCGGTTGCTGATTCTGAAAGATAGTTTCTTGTATTCTCAAGAACTGATTCCATAACAACCTTTTTGTTACCATTTAAACCATCTGTAAGGGCGTCTTTTGTTACGTCCCAATTTTCAAATAGATTCTGTGTCATTTGGAGATCTCCTTAGTTGATTCCTGCTAACTTTTTAAGGTTAATAATTTCGGCGGCACTATCAGTTGCCTGTGTCGTTGCTGCCTTGTTACCTGTAATCTCAGTCTTCTGAGATTCGTTTAGTTTTTGTGATTTAATTGTTGTGCTTGACTCATTAAGTACCGTTGGTAGGTATTTGTTGAATTGAGCTTTTAGTTTGCTTGTGCTTACGCTTTCAAGCAAGTTGTTCATTAATTCACGTTTTTCTTTAGATAGTGGAGACATAAGTTCAGCCATAACTGACTCACGTTCACGGCTTTCATTAATTTTAGCTACTGTATTAGTTGCCTCAGTAATTTTTGCCTCTCTATCTTTAATTTCTTTATGTGATTCATCAAGTTGACTCTTCACATTCGAAAGTTCTTTTGAAAGTTTTGAAATATGTGTACCTTCAGCTAAGTGAGAACCCATAAATTCTGCTGCGAATGTTTCGAACAACTTACGTCCAAACATATTTTCTTTAGCAGTTTTAATATCTTCTTTTAAAGTACCTAGTTCTTTTGAGAGCGTACTCTCAACAATACTAGCTAATTTAGTAGAAGCTTTTTCTACGAATTCAGCTTTCGCCTTAGTGATCATTTCTTTACCTTCCGCGACAAGTTTTACCTTTTGTTCAATAAGGTCTTTCTTGTCATTATGGAATTCATTAAGTTCTGAAGTAAGTTGTTCCATCACAAAATCTTCAAGCTTCTCAAAGTTGCCTTCTTGTAGCTTTCTGTCTTTGCGTAGTTCTGTAATTTCCTTGTTAAGCGTTTCCATAACAAACTTATCAAGTAGATTAGCATGTTCAGTAATTTTACGTTTGTACTCAACTTGAGCTTCTACTGCTGCTTTTTTATCCGATGCGAATTCTTTCAACTCAGTATTAATAGTATCTGATACCATCGCGTCAAGTGCTTCCACCATCGACGTTTTATCAGTCTCATATCTGTTTGCGAATTCTTCACGTAATTCAGCAGTGATCTCTTCACGAGCCTCACCTAATTTTACTTCCCAAGCTTCTGAAAGTGTTGAACGCACTTCTTCCGATAGGACTTCTGAACTTAGGAGTTGTTCTATTGCATTAGCCATTTAGTTTCTCCTAATATCTAGTTTTTCAATGAACTGTAGTACTTCCTTCTGGAGGTACTTTTCAGCTAAGTTGTCGCTGTTTGCTGCTGAAGCTACATCAAGTAAGATGTTACCACGTTTTCCATTCATGATTTGCTCATAAAGTGGATCTGGGTAAGCATCTGGTGCACTTGGATTAGCAACGATATCAACTGTTTGTATTTCAAAATCGCTGACATTGCCGCCGTCTGTAACATTACCACTACCTCTTGATGATACACCAAGTTTAACTCCATTGTCTAAAAGGGTTTTACAAATATTTCCCATCGGAGTAGGTAACAGCTTTAAACGACCATAACCGTCTTGACCGTCCATCCACATTTTCTCAATCATGTGTGACACACGGTCTAAATTTACTTGCAGATCGTCGGGGTGATCTGCTTCACCTAATACAGAGTAACCAGTTTCAATCTTTTGTTGTATGACTTTAACAGCCTTACTGATTTCTGAAACTGGATAAACTCTCTGATTTTGATTACGTTTTTCACCTTGAACGAAAATTCCTTGCATATACAGGTTTTTACCATCATCTGAAGATTCAGTAATGATATTTGCCTGGTCGTATGTTAGATTTTCTTTAAGTGTCAACATAATTATTCAGCCTTGCCTTTTTTCTCTGCGCCGTGACCTTTAGACTCTGGAGATAATTTTGCACCGTCACCTGGGTGAGTTACATTCATATCTTTTGCATCGCCTGTTAAGCCTTTTGAATCGCCGCCTTCTGATTTAGCAGACATATCAACTGCTTTGCCGCCCATATCATTTTTGCCTGCAACTGGAGATGATTTACCATCATCGCCTGCTGGCATATCTGCTGGGTGCATGCCGTCTTTACCTACTTTTGTTAAATCAGCTGCTTCTTCGATTTCTTCCGAATCATCATCAGCTTCCGCTGCAGTTTCTTCAACTACTGCTTCTTCCATTTCTGGCCCGACTCGCCAAGAAGTCGATACAATACCGGACGAATGCAAGTCACAGACGGGATTCTCACCCTCTATGATGCCTTGTTCCAAAAGACTTATACCTGCATCGCCGGAGAACGACACCTCGATAGACCCGGAACCCAAAGACTTTGATTTCTCGTGTGCTGCTACTCCTGGCAAAAAAACACCATGGAATAATCGCAAGTTGGTATAGTTTACTGTTAAGACTACGATGGTATCTGATCATCTTCGATC